GGTCTGCGCAATCTCTACCGGCTGGTCAGTCGGCAGCTCGGCATCGTCAGGCAGGCTCACATACGTCCAGCCGTCCAGCGTGCACAGCTCGGTGGCGTCCTCGGGTGTGTCGAGCAGGCGCGCGATGTCGCGAGTGATATGTTTTTGGTAGCGCACGATATAGGGCATGGTTGTGCTCCAGGGCGTAGTCCAGCAGGTGCTGGAGTGAGTGTGTTTGTGCTGCGTGAGCCAGGTGCGATACCACCGACTCCAGGCGGCCGGCTCGGATGGAGCGGCGGGCCTTGTACAGACTGTGCTTGCGCACGAACCGGGCAGATGCCCAGGTGCGGTAACCGACGAAGTTCACGCCGCGGGTGGTGAGCGCAATGGTGGACCGGGACAACTCGAGCTGCAGGCGCTCATCGAGGAACTGGATGATGCGCTGCCGGTACCCAACCGCCTGCTCGCGTGTGAGGCCGAACAGAATGAAGTCGTCGACGTAGCGACAATATCCGCTGGGTGGCTTGAGCTCGCGCATGACGAAATGATCCACCGGGTTCATGTAGATCAGTGCGTACAGCTGCGACAGCAGGTTGCCGATCGGTATACCCACCGCTTCCGTGTAATCGGCAAACATCATCATCAGATAAACCAGGCGCTTATCCTTGATCTTGCGCTCGATCAGCGCCCGCAGGATCTGGCGGTTGATCCGGTAGAAGAATTTGCGGATATCCAGTTGCAGCGTGTAGCTGCCGCGCGGGCTGCGTTGCAGGGCTTGCTGTGCGTAATCCGCCGCCTTGTGCGTACCCTTGCCCTTGCGGCAGGCAAACGAGGTGTCGACAAAGGTGCGGTCGAAGATGGGCAGCACCACGCGATATACGGCGTGCTGCACTACGCAATCGCGGAACGCGGGTGCGTAGATAACGCGCTCTTTCGGTTCGTGCACCAGAAACCTGTAGTACGGCTTCGGGGTATACGATCCGTCTGCCAGTTCCTGATGCAGCTGCTTGATCTCGGCTCCCAGTCGGCGGTCAAATAAATAGCGACCGGGGCTGTTGGGCTTGCTGCGCGACGCCTCGATGTAGCCCTGGTACAGCGATGCTGTGCTGATCACTCCGTCGTATAGATTTCCGAATCGCTTCATATCATCCCTTGAAAAGCCCAGCCTGACGCTCGCCGTAGCTACTGGAAAGGCTGGAGTACTCCGATTTCGCCCATGGCAGGAAAGCGCCTCCCTTGGCACCACGTCGCCAAACATCAGCGCTTGAGGTGGAGCCGAGTCCGCACGACAGCCCACGTTGTTGTTCGTGTTCGTCCGCGTGTTGTTGCAGTTGAGCGCCCAGACCCCGGCGTTCACGCCGTTGTTCCAGTTGCCGCCCGCGATCGGGCACATTTCAAGACGCCTCCCCTCCTGCTCACTTGTCCTTGCTGGCAGCTATCCAGCCGCCGATCATCCTCCCTATCTCATCGATCAGCGCTGACAGCGTCAGGTAGCGCTTTACGTTCAGACCCTGCGCCGCTTCCGATGACCGCTGAGGCTGGCCGAAATACCCCAGCTCATGAGCAAGCCGCACCTGCATGCGCAGCTGCTCGTGCTTGATGTCGAGGTTGGTCAGGGTGGTTTTCTTCTGGTACCGCTTCTGCGCTTCGATCATCAGGTCATACATCTCGTATGCCGTGGTGCGAATGCGCAGCGCCAATCCGTGGCGCTCACACTTCGGGAAGTGGTTGAGGTAGATATTCAGCAGCTTCACCAGCTGCAAGTACCGGCGGTCAAGCCGGGCTTCTGCGCGCGTGCTCACCCTCCCCCTCCTGCGCTGTCGCTACGTCGGACAAGGTACAAGGCCGCACGACAGCCCACGTAGTAGCTCGTGTACGTCCGCGAGTTGTAGCAGTAGAGCGCCCAGACCCCGGCGTACACGCCGTTGCTCCAGCTGCCGCCCGCGATCGGGCACATATGCGTTGGGTTGTTGTCGTAGAGCCGGTCATTGCCAAACAGGTTGGTACCGCCGACGCCGTCAGCTAGCGGGATGCCGGCGCACGCTCCAGCCCAGTCGAGCCCGCTTGTTGCGCTCGACAGCACGGCGTAGTTGGCAGAGCCGATCGCCATGCTCGTGCCCGGCCCAGTGCCGAGCGTGCCATGCGTCGGGCCCAGTACGTCGTAGTTGGCCGCCACGCCTGCTGTGCCCCATGCGTCAGTTGCCAGTGTAATGCCCGGCGTCAGATCGGCCATGCGAGCATCGGTTTTCAGGATGTGGTAGCTGCCGTCCAGATACGTCAACCCCAGGCAGATTTCCCACATGCCGCCGTTCAGGTCGGCAATGCCGCATTCCTGGCCGTTATGGGTGGTTTTGGCGAAGGGCTCGCCGCTGCCGGTTTTTGCCGCGTTTTGATAGCCGTCGCTGACGTACAGCACGCTGGCATCGTTGGCGTCCCGCAGGGCATTGTTGTTGCAGCCCTTCGGGAAGTTCATCACCCCGGCCGGGTCATACCATGCACAGACAGCGGTACTGGTTGCCGCCTGCGCGTGTGCCAGCGACAGCAGTGCCGGCGCCTTGTTGATGAAGATGCTGGCCGCAAAGAAGTCAGTGCCACGGGTCTTTGCTGCATCGATCGCGCCGCTGTAGTTGTTCGGCACCGATCCAGTCAAGTCGCTGAATGGGTTGTGCGCTGCGTTGCTCGATAACGGATTACCCAGCTTGATAGATGACGCCGTGCCGTTGTTGTTGCTACACAGGTATTTATCAATGAAAACGCCGGGCTGCTCTACGCCATCGTCATAGAATGCCCGATGCAGTGCGTAACCCTGAGCCGCAGCATCGGACACCGTAGCAAACGCACTGCGAGGCAGCACATCAACCGAGTTGACCCCGTACTCGGCATAGGTCGGATTGTCGGGATGTCCGTATCTGTAGAAAAACGCGGGCACCCAGCACATCACCGAGCCGTCGCTGTATTGGTAGTTGCCATACTCCGGCGATGCGGGGGTGAATGTACCTTCGTAGTATTCAAACCCTTCAGGTAGCCGTGGTGAAATGCCAACACCAAACCCAATAGTCCCCGGAACACCAATATCATTTACCGGAACAGCATTATCCAACTGCTCCACATAGGATCGAAACGTGTCAGCAGGCGCGATAGTGCCGCCTCGGGCATTGATAGCCTCCCTCAGCAGCCGCTTGGTGTCGCCAAGGTAGGCCAGCTTATCAGCGATAGTCATCAGATCACCTCACCGTTGATTGCATCGAGCGCTGCAGATACGTCGCCAATCATCACGCCCACCTCCTGTAGCGCCGCCTCTACCGTCCCGCCAACGAAATACCCACCGGAATCAGCGACAGTGACAGTCGTGGCGGGTTGAGTGCCGGTGTGCGTTGTCCGGTCGCGCAACTCTGCGTTAGTGGCGTTGGCCGTTGCTCCGGTCGCCACGCCAGCCAGCTTGTTCTTCTCGACGAGGGTGTACGTCTCCTCGATATCGAGGTCGGCCTTCGTGATAACCACATTGCCCGTGCGCCCCTGTACCGTGCTCACGGCGTCAGTGTTATCAACCTTGCCCCACGCTGCGCCGTTAGCTACCAGCCAGTCACCGGTGGCGAACATCAGGCCGAATTGGGTGCCAGGCGCTGAGGTGACGTAGTAGTCGCCCTGGTTCGTGGGCGCACCAGGTAACGCCGGTGTGTTGGTGCCGGCATCCCACAGGCCCTGGTAGCTCATTTGCCCCAGCACAGCATCATTGATCTGCGACAGCGGCACCTTGCCGTTGTTGTCCAGTTCGGCCAGGCCGTTGCTGGCTCCTTTGAGCGCGGTGTCCAGCTTGAGAGCGAGCGCTGCTGTCGCGGTGTCGCTCAGTGGTTTGTCAGCGTCCGCCGTATTGTCGACGTTCTCCAGGCTCAGGTCGGCGGCCGTGATGACCACCGCGCCCTGCCGGCCCTGCACGCTCTGCACCGGCGCACTGGCTGCAGCTTCGGCAGCGGTCGTGTACTGCGGGTGCGGGTCAGGCAGAGCCTCATGGTCTGCCACCGCACCGCCCGCGGCACCGGCTTGATCAAACGCCGCATCCGCTTCAGCTTTGGTGTACCGGTCTGCAAGCGCCGTATTGGCCTGACTGACGAACGCGTTATAGGTGCTCTGGTCGACCTTCAGCCCCAGCTGGGCCATCAGGTCGATCTGCTGGGTAATGTCGCCCAGAATCGTGCCCCAAGGCCGGTCTATTACACCGGCGTCAATCTCGGTGCCGTCCTGCATCGTGATGATCAGGTGACCATCTGTGTCGACGGTGGCTGCTGAGATTGTCGGGCCAGCAGGACCTCGATCACCACCAACAACGGCAGCGCCATGACATACCTGCGCCGCCGCAGCGCCGGCCACTTCAACAGTGATGGTGCCTGTGTAGGCGCGCAGCACGTCGCCGTTCGGC